ACCCACTGATGCCGATGGCGACACCCATGAAGCCGAAGAACGCGGACACGCTCAACCCGATCCACAGGCCGACGCTGCTGCCTTTGGCGCGGGAGTCCTCCACCTGGGACTTCTGGCCCTGCTGCTCATACTGCGCCCGCCGCAGGTCCGCGATGTCCTTCTGGATCGGGTCAAGGCTGCGAGCCAGCGCTTCCGATGCCGCCGACGCTGATGACGCGACCTGGGAACGCATCGCCTCCGCCGACGCAGCAACTTGAGCAGCCAGCGCTGTCGCCTGAGCAGCCGACACCTCCGCAGCCCTCGCTACCGCGGACACGTCTACCAGTCGGATCGCGTCGATCCGTTCGGCTTCCTTCTCCCGCAGCTCCCGCGAGTGGGTCTCCCGCAGCTCAGCGAAACGTCGTTGATACTCGGCTTGCATTTCCCGGAGGTCGTCCTGACGTTGGATCGCCGCATCCACCAGGTCGAGGACGTTGCGGGTCGGGTCCAGGGTCGGCCTTCCGTCCTTGTCGGTGGCCGGCCCCGGCTGCGCCGTCGAGGCGGTAGGCATTACGTCCCCGCCTTCGGGGTGGTGGCGGCTTCGATCTTCGGCGCGACAGTCGTCGGCTTCCAGAACATCAGCGCCACTTCCTTCCGGTACAGATGTTGCTCACATGCGATCTGGATATCCCGAAGCGAGCGGCGATGGTCGCCTGCGCCCAGCCGTCAGCGAACAACGTCTTGACTTCTGCCACCTGATCCTCGGTCAGTTTCGCCGCGTAGTGCTTCTCGCCTTTGGACTGCCGGTTCCTGCTGTTGCGGTCATTCATGTTGTCGGAGTACATGGCTACGGCCTAGGCTTTGGCGAGGTTGCCGCTTCGATCTTTGGCGCGACGGTGGTTGGCCGCCAGAAGCCCACATACGACGCGATCGCGGCGATGGCGACGATGAGGACCGACGTCGTCACATCCACCCCGTTCAGCTGGCCGGCGAAGTACGCCGTCAGTCCCCCAGCGATGAGCGACGACACGGCCATGACCAGGGCACGCACGGTCTGCGTCCACGTGGAGCGTTGAACGACGGCAATGACCAGAGGCATGACGAAGCCGACGATCAGCGCCCACATCTCCAGCCGGCCCATCAGCGTCGGAAGATGAGAATGGCGAGGATCACGGCCAGCAGGATCACCTCAACGATGTCCAGGGTCATGGTGCGTCCTCTCTGTAGTGGACTTGGCGCTCAGGTCGCTAGTCCGTCGCGTCCAGCAGTCCGAGGACCAACCGGATGAGCGCGTTGTTCTGCGCGGACAGGTTCTTCACCTGTGCGATGACCTGGGCGTTCGTCGGCGCGGTGGCGGCGATGGCGGCACGGTTCTGCGCGAGCGCGGTGGTCGCCTGGGCGTGCAGGGTGTCGGTGTTCGCGGCCCGCAACGCGCCCACGGCAGCGTGTTGGCTGTCGGCAGCGTCGATCTCGGCGGCGGTGGGTTTAGGTGTTCCTGATAGCCACGTCAGCCCGTCGTAGGTGTCGCCCTCCAGTGTCCATTCCTCGCCGGGTCGCAGGACCGTCAGGGCGTGGGCGATGCTCATGATGCGACCTCCATGAGGATGATGCTTGATCGGGATGAGGACACTTGCGCGATGAACGCGGGTGTACCGCTGGACTTCTTCAACTGCGTTTTGTAGACGAGTGCTGACGTGCTGGCAGGAGAGTCAAGCGCCGTCAGGACGTGGGTGGCGGTGATGTTGACTGTGCCGCTGGTGTTGTTGCAGGCGGCGAAGCGGGGCGACTCCACGACTTGGGTTGCGCCGCGCAGCAGTTGGATGGCGACCACGCTGTCGCCAGCCCCGTCAACGAACAGGTTTTGCGCGACGATGACGAGGATCGCGGAAGTCGCCTTCGTGGGCGTAATTGTCGCGGTGAGGTTGGAGTCGACGTAGGTCGCTGACGTGCTGGACAGTTGCGTCACCGTAGATCCGGTGACCACTTGCAGGATCTTCGACGGGACAACTGACGCAATATCCAACTTGGCCGCTATAGCGGCGGTGAGAAGGTTGTGGTCCGCGATGTGGCCGGGATCACCCAGGTGTGCTTCGTCGGGCAGTGCCATGGTGTCTCCTAGGTGGCGAATGTCGCGGTGGGGGCAAGGTGGTAGGTGATCTGCCAGTCGCTGCTGCTGATCGACTCGGTGTAGCCGAGGGCGGCGGCGGCGTAGTCGGGCTGCGGGGAGCCGGGTAGCAGTTGCGGCAGGGTGACGGGGGTGCCCTGTTCGACTCCGGCGAGGGCGTCGATCTGGTTGTCGCCGGCCAGGGTCAGCGCGACGGTGGCGTCGGGCATCGACCAGGCGGGGTCCAGGACGGACAGCAGCCAGGTGGCGTGGGCGGTGGCATCGGCCAGGCCCTGGATGTTCGTGGTGAAGCGTTGGTCACGGATGCCGAATTTCGTGATCTGGACGGTGTCCTCCACCGTGATCTCGGGGCGCAGGTTGGTGACCTCGTCGGTGATCCCGTACTCCACGGTGATCCGGTTGCGGACCAGGGACAGGTCCAGGGACATCCGCAGCGGGTCGACCAGGGTGATGCCGGGGTCGATCTCCACGGACGGGTACGCGGTCGCGTTGCGGGTGCGGTAGTGCATGACCCCGTCCCGGCAGCTGAACAGCAGGCCGCCGGCGTCCACGGCGATGGCGCGCAGCTGGTCCATCAGCGGGGACGGGCGGGTGTCGATGGGGATCGGGTTCAGGGTCGGGCCGGCGGCGCCGTCGATGGTGATGGCCAGGCCTGCCTCGTTGACCAGGCGGGTGATGCGGGCGACGTCGGTCTCGGCGGGTATCGGGGTGGTGGAGTCGGTGCCGCCGACCTCGATACGTGACCATTCGGCGGTGTTCGTGACCGCGGTGATCGTGACGATGTCGGGGTCGTAGTCGATACTGACGATCTGCCCGGTGAACCGTCGCAGGGTGGACCCGGTGTAGTACTCCTCGTACGTGTCGACGTACCCGGACGCGGTGGACGCCTCGAGGTGGACGGGGGCGGCCAGGGTGATCCGCGACGACGGGCCGGCGTACGTGTCGGCGTACGTGTCGACGTACCCGGAGGTCTGGGAGTGGTCCCCCAGGCTGAACTCGGGCCACCGATCGGACAGGGACGGGACGTAGTCCTTGGTGACCAGTTGCAACGTGGCGGTCGGTGGGGCGGGCTGGTCGAACAGGGTGGACCGCCCGTAGGACACGGACGCGCCCGCGAGGACGATCTCCGCGATGTCCTCCCCGTCGACGACAGCGTTCCAGGTGAAGCTCATGACCCGCCGCCGGTCCGGGCCGCGCCCTGGGTGAGCACGCGGTTGATCGCCTTCGCGGTGGCGACCGGGTCGATCGCGCCGGACACGTTCACGTTCACGTCACGGAACCGGGCGGTCGCGTCCGCTGCGCCACGGGCGGCGGCAGCGTTGCCGGCGGAGATCGCGGCGTTGATCGCTTCGGTGATCGCCGCGGAGATCTCCTCCCCGATGGGCTGGCCTGCGGTCCGCCCGATCTTGCGGAGTTTCTTCTCCTGCTTCTCCATCGTGATCTGCATCTGGTCCATGTATGCGACCGCGCTGATCCCCCCGTACATGGCGTACTGGGTGGCCCACAGCGCGGACGTGACGGACGTCTGCTCACTGTTCGCGCCCAGGAGGGCGGCCAGTTCCGCGGCCATCCCCGAGGACAGGCCGGTCACGAACGGGGTGCCCAGTTCGGTGCCCAGGCCTTGGATCTGGGAGGCCAGCAGCGCCCCGCCCTGCCCGGTGGGCAGGTTCCCCAGGGAGTCCTGCAACAGTTTCGCCCACGACGTCTGCGCGCCGATCTGCTGCTTCAGGTAGTCCATCAGCGTCGGCATCGACGTCAGGTCGGTCCCGGCTTTCTTCGCCGCCTCGACCATCGCGTTGTAGTCAGTGATCCAGCCCTTGATGTCGATCCCGCCGGCCAGTGTGGAGTTCATCGACGAGAAGTAGTCGTCCCACGCCTTCGCGGCGTCGTTCAGTTTCGCGGTCTGCGCCTCGAGCTTGTCGATCTGCGCCTGCGCTGCTTCGTTGTTCAGTTTCAGGGCGGCGGTCGCGGCCTGCGTGGCACCCGTCAGACCACCACCACCACCACCGCCTCCCCCACCACCGCCACCTCCTCCCCCGCCCCCGCCGGTGGCGGCGGTCGCGGCGTGCAGGGAGGAGATGTAGGTGGACAGGGTGCCGCCGGTGTAGGAGATATCCGCGCCGTACTGCTTGACGGCCATCGCGGTGTAACGGGAGGCGACAGCGGACGCGCCACGGGCAGCGTTCGCTGCGGCCTCAGCGCGGGCAGCGGCGTAGGCGTTCGCTGCCAGCCCCGCGTAGCGGGCGGACAGCACCGACGTCGCGTTCGCTGCCGCGTACGCAGAGGCGGTGTTCGCCCGCTCCTGGTCGATGAGGTAGTTCAACTGCCAGCCGAGGAACGGCACCGAACGGGCGAGGGTCTGCGTCCAGGAGGTGGCCTCCTCCGTGGAGTCGGACGTGCCGGCGATGGCTCGGGCTGTCCTGATGGCCTGCGCGGCGACGTTCGCCAGCCCGGTGATCAGCAGGCCCGCGTCCTGCGCTGACCGCTGCATCTGGTCGCCCAGCCCGCTGGTCCCACCGAACGCCTCAGACACGTTGTCGACAGCGGCCAGGAGGGAGTAGCCGAGGGCTTCCTTCGCCTCATTCGCGGCGACCGACAGGCGATCGAGCTTGCCCTGGTAGGTGCCGGCCGCGGTCGTCGCCTGGCCCTTGAACCGTTCGGACAGGGCGGCGGTGATCTGGTCCATGTCCTTCGTCGCGATGACGCTGGCGCTGATGCCGGTGTTCAGGCGGGTCAGGGTCGTGTAGTTACCCGCTGCCGCCTTGGACATGGCGGAGGTGACTTCCTCCAGCGACTTGGTGGAGCCCGCGGCGATGTCCATGGACAGGGACAGCATCGACTGGGCGGTGGTCACGTCGCCGGTCGCGGTCACCAGCTGCTGGAACGCGGGCCGGAGCTGGTCGTCGGCGACACCGGACGCCCGGGACAGGGTGTCGATGTACGCCTCGACGGACTTGTCTTTCCAGCCCTGGTTCACGTTGGTCAGGGTCGCGGCCAGGGACGCCATCGCCTTCTGGTCCTCGAGCGCGGCCTGCACGCCTTCGACACCGATCTTGATGGCGAACGCCCCGGCAGCGGCCCCGGCAGCGAGCAGCGCAGGCCCGAGGACCTTGTCGAACATCGTGCCCATCTTCTGGGTGGGGGTGAGAGTGTTCCCGAGGGCTTTCTCCACCCGGTTGATGCCCGCGATGGCGGCGGCGGTGTCTGCGCCTATGGAGATGACGATCCCCGGCATGGCCATTTACATCACCCCCGGTAACTGGAGTATTTGAGGGTCATCGCTTTCAGGTACGCCGTGTACTTGTCCTTGACCTCGTTGAACAGCGGCCCGGTGAGGGTGGGCAGCACCCAGTGGGACTTCGACTGGCCGACCGCGTAGTGGTTCACCGTCGCGCCGGGGTACGGGCCACGGTCTGATCCCCACGCCAGGGTGGTGCGGTAGGACTGGGAGGACTTGGTGTGCCCGCCCTTGCGGGTGGCCAGCTGTCCGGCTTTCTTCGCGCCGACCCCGGGGCGGAACCCGGACAGTTTCGGGTTGACGGCGCCGATGCGGACGGTGACGATCCGGTCGGCTTTCGCCCTGGCCGTGTCCGCCATCGCCGGGGCGATCGGCACACCGGACGCCGCCGCCCCACGCTTGAGGCCGGGGATGAGGGTGTCGTTCGCGAGGATGCGGGTGTACCGGCGCAGGTTCTTCGACGTTTCCTTCAGGTAGTCGTCCTGGATCTCCGACAGGGCGGCCCGCACCTCGACCAGGTTGCTGATGGACACGTTGCGTCCGCCTTGCCTACTGCCCATCAGGTTCACCTCCCAGCATCTGCACGTACAGGTCAACGATCTCCCCGTCCAACTGCTCCAGGTCCCGGTACGCGATCCCCGTCCGAATGGACAGGGTTACGAGGGTTCGCGCTGCTGTGCCGGGACCTGTCCAGAAGGGTCCTGCCCCACCGTCAGGTCAAGGTCGTCCAGGGCGTCCGCGAACGCCGTGAAGCTGAACTCGGTCAGCTTGTCCTTGACCGCCTGCGTCCACGCCATGTACGCCCACGCCTCCTGCTTCATGCCGTCGTTCAGCATCGAGCTGAGCGCCATGTCGTACTTCTTCTCCACCGCCGCCTGCGCCTGGTACCCGCACGACACGGTGACCGGGTCAGACCCGGTCAGCGTGTACCCCACCGTCACTCTCATGCGATGGGTGCGGTGTACGTCCAGGTGGACATCTTGAACGTGACCGACGCCGTGACCGGGCCGTCAGCGGGCGCCGGCGTGGACAGGGAGTCGACCAGGCCTACCCCGGTCCATCCTGCGCCGTCGATGTCGGCGGTCAGGGTGCCGGTCGCGTCGGCCTCGAACGAGTCCTTGCAGGCGGCGTAGAAGCCGCCACCGACCTCGTTGCCGTCGAACAGGAACTCCGCGGTGATCTTCCGCTCACGGGTGGAACCAGTCACGGCGGACCCGGACAGGGTCTCCACCGTGCTCGAGGAACGGGACTCGTCCGGGGTGAACGTGGTGATCTGCGCGGTCCCGGCGACGGAGTCGAACGTGAACGTCGCGGACTTGCCGGTGATGACGGTCGTTGCCATGGCTTACTCCTGTACTGGTGGTGGGGTCGGGGTGACGGGGGCGGTCGGGGCGTCCAGGCGGACGGGGACGGTGATCAGGTACGCCGTGTACGGGGTGTCCGCGATGGTCAGCTGGGTGTGGACGGCGGCGTTCTGCCCCAGCGCAGCCAGCACGGCCGGCAGGGCGTCGAGGACCTGGTCGATGGCCTGCTTCCCGGTGAACTCGCCGACCACGTACACGGGCAGTTCGATGACGCCGCCGCCGGACAGTGGGGATAGGACCACGTCGGGGGCGCCCACGAACACGCACGGCGGGTGGATCAGGTCAGGGTCGCGGGTCGCGTCCATCGACAAGGTGGTGGCCAGCGACGCGGTCCAGGAGTCCAGCTCGCTCGATGTGGTCATCGGGCGACCGGCTTACGTGAGCCGATCAGGTCCAGGCAGCGGTAGTACGCGGTGGAGTCGGTGAACCCGCCGGACTCGTCGGGGTAGCCGGCGATGCCCTGCGGGGTGGAGCGTTCCCGGAACAGCAGGCCCGCCATGATGACGACGCCGTGGGCCACGGATGGGCGCACCGCTACGGCGGGGTCGAGGTCGGGGCGTTTGCCCTGCGCCCAGTCGTTCGCGACGTCGAGGGCGTTCTGCACGCGGTCGTCGGTGGTGTCGGTGGACATGCCGAGGTGGACCAGCACCTGGTCGAGGGTGGCCCACAGCATGGTCGGTCCTTCCTGCTCAGTTCCGGCGGCGGGCCAACGGCTGGGGGCCTGGTTGGCCCGCCGGTCCCCGGAAGGGTTCTAGGCGAGGTTGGTGAGCTTGACGACGCCTGCCGGCACGTACAGGACGGGGACTCCGAACCCGTACACGGCGACGTCCTGCCCGAGCTGCGCGACGTTGAGCGCGTCGATCAGGCGCGGACCGTCCTCCACCCACTTCGCGGCCAGGTCGTTGGTCACGATGATCGTTCCCGCGGCCAGGTTGCGATCAAGAACGACGCGGAGGCCGGACACGTTCACGGACAGGGTGGACGCGGTCGCGGTGCCGCCCACGTTCATCGTGTTGTATGGGGCGGGCGTCAGGTCGGACCAGCCGCCGGCCTTCGTGAACACGTCGGGCGCGACGAGGACGACGGACGCGGGTGACCCGGTCGCGTTGTCCACTTCGAGGGACGCGGCGAAGATCGCGGACCGGAACAGGGCGCCGGTCGTGTCGGCGGCGAGGTCGTAGTCCACGGCGGACGCGGTGCCACCTGCGACGAGAGCGTCAGCGAACACGTTGGCGGTGATCATGCTGTACGACGCGAGCATGACCCGGTTATGCGCGTCCAGGTAGGACGGGCTGGACCGCTGAAGAAGCTGGAACGAGATGTCCGACGCCGCCGCCCAGGTCCGCAGCGAAGCGGAGCCCTTCAAGAAGGAGATCTTCACGGAGTTGACTTCCGCCTTCTCCGTCAACTGCTCAGCGACGATGAGGGCCAAGTCGCCGGCGAAGTACGGCCAGTTGATGTCCATGCCGGACGTGCCGGGGGACTCGGTGCCCAGGGCGGTGATGGAGGGCCGGCCGCGGTCGATGATGCCGCGGACGTTGGTCTGCCAATTCGGCGGCATGAGGCCGGGGTTGTCGTCGGTGGTCTGGTCGGCGAGGGCGCGGACCTCAGCCGCACCGTCGAGGACAGCCCGGTGGTATTCACCGAGGGTGCGGTACTGGGCGAGCGGGTTCGTGTTGACGGGTGCGACGTGGGTGAGGGAGTCGATCTGCCGTTCGATGGCGGCGAGCGCGTCACGGGTGACGAATTCGCGGGTGTCCGGTGCAGCCGGGACCACAGCGGTCTCGACCTCAGTGGTCTCGGGCATGGTTTCCTCTTCTCGTACGGCGCCGACGCCAGCGGTGGCGTAGGCGGGCATGTGGGTCAGCGACAGTTCGTGGAGCGCGGCTTTCATCCTGGTCACCAGGCCGGGGGTTTTCGCGTTGGTGACGGGGTGGAACCCGACGGATAGGCCGGTGACGGATCCGGTGCGCAGCAGCGTGGCGGCGTCCCGCCCGAGGGTGGTGTTCGCGACTTCGGCGGTGACCTCGAGGCCGGTGGGGGTGTTGTGCGCGTGGGTGATCTTCCCGATGGGTTCACCGTGACGCCACGCGAGCGGCTTCCCGATGACGTCGTTGACGTCGAACGCACCGGGCGCGAACTGCTCCCGCATCCCGGGGCCGATCACGGTGGGGGTGTCGTACGGGACGGCGACCCCGTCGAGGGTGGCGGCGACGTCGTCGGAGGTGGAGTCCCGAACGGTGAGGGTCAGTGCCAGGTCGGTGGTGTTCACGCGAGCCCTCCTGTGGGTTCGTCGCTGATGAAGTCTCGGGCTTCCACGGTGGTGAGGATGCCCGCGGCGACGAGCGCGGTAGCCATGGTGACGCGGGCGTCCAGGTTGGAGCGGAGGAACTCACTCGAGGAGAACCGGACCTGAGCGCCGCCCATGTCGGGCATCGACAGGCGCTGCTCGATCGTCAGGACGTAGTCGACCATGGTCAGCCCGTACAGGTCGGTGCGCAGGTCGATCCTGTTGGAGTACGTCAGCGACGACCCGGCGACTGAGGCGCCGACCCAGGACGGGTCCAGGTTCAGCAGGCGGGCCATCGCCAGGGCGGACTGGTTCCGCTGCTCGACCAGGGCGGTCTGCACCGCGTCGTACCCGGTGGCGACGAGGTCTATGCCGCCGTTGAGGTACGCGGTGGAGGAGTCCTGCCGGGCAGTCTTGTACGCGGTGAGGAGGGCGTCGATCTCGACGTCGTCGAGCTCGTAGTTGCTGGTGTTCTTCAGCACGGACGTCGGTGACGGGGTCTCCGCGTACACGCGGGACGCCGCCTCGAGGGCCATCGCGGTGATGATGGCGTCCGATCCGATGGTCAGCAGCGGTTCCCGGTACCCGGTGAACACGATGACCTGACCGTTGACGGGGTCGTTCATGGGGTCAGCGATGGTGTATTCGTGGCCGTGGGAGTCGGTGACGGTGCCGTTTGGGGTGGCGGTGGTGTCGGCGGCGGGCATCAGGGTGACCCCGGTGACGGTGCGGCGCCAGTACGCGAACCCGTGGAGGATCAGGTCCTGGGTGGTGCGCTGCATCGTGACCCAGCGGGCGGTGCCGGCCTGCGGCATGTCCAGGTTCAGGTTCGGTTGGCCGGCCCACGCCTGCATCGGCAGCTGGGCGACGGTGCCGGAGATGAGGCGGACACCACGCGCCAGCGCGGGGACTTGCAGCGCGTACAGCTCGCTGTAGGACGCGAACTCCTGCCAGGACGGGACGAACACGCGCATCCCGGGGATGATCTCGCGGACCTGGAGGCGGCTCTGGGCGTCGGTGACGGCGGCACGGGCGCGTACAGGCCACAACCCCATGCATGCATGCTACACCCGGGCTGCGTATATCACGCGGATCTGACGCTGGGGCGGGTCGCTCCGGGCGCCAGCAGGGTGCCGGCGGCCATCACCAGGGCCTGCGCGGCCTCCACCGGGCCGGTCGACTTCAGCACCGACAGGTACATGCCATGGTTCGACACGGCGGGGACGGCGAACCCGACCGCGTCGGTCAGGTCCCCATCGTCGGGGTGATGGGCGAGGCGGTGGTCGTGGATGAGCCGGTTCACGGAGTCGAACAGCCGGTTCGCGTCGGTCCCAGTGACCACCTCGAACCGGGCCCGCCGGTTGTACGTCGCTGCGACGGACGGGCCGATGAGCAGACGCCGGGGACGGTGGGCTTCGACCCACGCCCACACGTCCGCGGGGCTGATCGACGCCCGGGTGCGGACGGTGATGACGCCGTCCACGGACCAGGCGGCGACCGCTGCCCACCGCTCATGCCCCGCGGACGCCTCCACAGCGATCACGTCCGGGCGGCCGACAGGTTCCGCCGAGCTCGAGGTCGCGGTCCACAGGGAGCGGGGTATCCACCCGTTGATCGCCTGCTGCCACTGGTTGCAGTACTGCGCCTTGAACCTGGCCTCCGGGATGGATGCCAGTTTGGAGGTGAGGAACTGCTCCCGCTGCTTCGTCCACCACGGGGAAGCCCACTTCCACGTCGCCGGCTCGTCATACGGGGCATCCGGAGGGCTGGACCACTCGACCAGGAGGACGTCCCCGGTGCCGTCCTTGTCGGCCAGGGCCTGCGCCCGGTAGTCCTTCAGCAGGGTGGAGGACGCCTCACCCGCCGTGGACACGAGGTACAGCTGCGCCTCACGCCGGGCGAGCATCGCCGGCTCCACCCCGTTGTGGACGATGCCGGCATCCACCGCCCACGCCTCATCCACGATCGCGCTCGTGAGACTGAACCCGACCGCGGCCCGGTTGGACGACGCCTGCACCTTCCAGCGGCCTGCCCGGTCCGGGAGGACGATCTCCTCCGCACCCTTGCCCCACTTCGCGGCCTTCGCGCCGTAGATCTCGACCGCGTGAGTAGCCGCAGGAGTCCACACCTCCACCGCCGTGTCGATCATCTGCGCCATGTGCAGGATCATCTGCGGCTCACCGAACCGCTCCGACTGGTGGATCCGCCACCACGCCAACGCCCGAACCGCCCACGACTTGCCCGACTGGCGGGCCACCGTCCAGATGATCGTCTTCCACCGCAGCGTCCCGTCCCTGTTCAGCTCCAGGGCGCGGGTGATCGCGTACTCCTGCCACGGCAGCAACGGCGAACCGTTGATCCCCGACTCGTTGATCCACGCGACCGCCTCCGGACCCAGAGACTTCACCCGCGGGGTCCGGGGCGTCTCCAGCCTCGGCAGGACCATGCCCTTCCTGACCCGTGGAGGCACCGCCAGCGGCCCAGAACCGGGCTCCGCTAGTTCCAGCACCAACCCAGAACTCCGACGCTTCTGGGGAGGGTTTCGCGAAACGAC